CTTCAAACATACTGCATCAATGATATCTTCTACAGAGAAGCACCAACGATACTCTGAAATAAGACCATACTCTTTCATTACCTTAGCACCAGCTAGAACAGAAGTACCCTCATAGTCTTCGCCATCCCACTGGTCAACCTTTTGTGCTTCTTTATAATAGAACTGTGCCAATGAATTGCCAAGCTCTTCAGCTGGCTGTTGTTCTGGAGCAACTGGCTTAGCCAAGACATCTGCCATCCAGCCAAATCCTACGCAGGCACCCTCAGCACCTTGGTCTAGGACTGTTCCTTCTTGCCAAAAGGTAGCTTTCCTTGCCGTACGCCTTGTGCCAAGCAGCGGTCTAATAGGATAGTTTTTGGATCTCTCATCAAACCGTGGGATCCAGTCTAAAGTTCTGTTTTCTTTGTACACAATAATTCCTTATCTGTCTTTTCTATTATACACTAAAAATCCCAGTCATCATCAGTTGTAGCTTCGTGCTTACCAATTACGTAAGAGCTTCCGCTACCGCTGAAGAAGTCGTGATTCTCATCTGCATTCGGTGACAGAGCAGATAAGATAGCTGGGTTAACATCAGTTGCCTCTGCTGGGAATAGTGCATCAAACCCTAGGTTCATTAGTGCCTTATTCGCATTGTAGTGCAAGAACTTCTTTACGTCTTCCGTTAAGCCCACCTCGTCATAAAGCTCTCTGGTATACTTAACTTCATTTTCATACAGCTCCATTAAGAATCCGTATGCCCAAGTCTTTAGCTCCTCTTGAGAATTCCAGTCTAGCTCATTGTACGCAAGCTGGAACTTATAGCCTATGTAGTAGCCGTGCACTGCTTCGTCTCTAATAATAAGTCTAATAAGATCAGCAGTGTTTGTTAGCTTTGCCCTGGAAGACAGCCACATTGGCCAGTAGAAACCAGAGTAAAACAAGAAAGACTCTAGGAAGGTAGAGGCAATTTTACGTTTTAGTGGGTCATCGCCACGATACTTATCTAGGACAATCTGTGCCTTCTTTTGAAGGTACTCGTTCTCCTCGGACCAGCGGAAGGCCTCTTCAATCTCATCGGTGGAGCAGAGGGTTGAAAAGACGCTGGAGTAGCTCTTGGCGTGGACGGACTCCATGAAGGCGATGTTGGTGATAACAGCTTCTTCATGTAGGGTACGAGCATCTGGCATGATAGACATAGAACCTACAGTTCCCTGGATAGTATCCAGCATGGTCAAGCCAGTGAAGACTCTCTTAGAAAGCTCCCTCTCCTCGTCACGAAGTGTCCCCCATGACTGAACGTCATTAGACAGTGGCACCTTCTCAGGTAGCCAAAAGTTTGCAGTTAGCCTATTCCAAACGTCTAGGTCTACTGGGTCCTCAATTGCATTCCAGTTTACTGGTCTTGTTATCATCATATCTCCTATAGCATGCAGCTTACGCAGTTGTCTACCTCAGTACCCTGCAGAGCTTGCTGCCTGATCCGAATGTAGTAAATAGTTTTAATACCCTTCTTCCATGCATAAATCTGTGCACGGTTGATATCTCTAGTTGTAGCATCGTCCTTAAAGAACAAAGTTAGTGACAGACCCTGGTCTACGTGCTGGGTTGCAGCAGCGTAAACATCAATAAGCTTATCGGGGCCAATCTCATAGGCATCCTCAAAATATTCTAGATTGTCGTTGTCAAGGTGTGGAGCTGGGTAGTAAACACGTCCCAGCTTGCCTTCTTTACGAATCTCGATCTTAGATGCGATTGGGTGAATCGAGCTAGTACTATTATTGATATAACTAATTGATCCAGTGGGTGGTACAGCCTGGAGGTTCTGGTTGTACAGACCATACTTCATAACTGACTTCTTTAGTTTTTGCCAGTCTTCCCTAGTAGGAATCTCAATGTTAGCATTCTTAAATAGTTTAGCAACCTTCTTAGTTGCTGGTGCCCAGTCTTGGGTAACGTACTTCTCAAAGAATTCCCCACTTGCGTAAGCTGAGTTCTCAAAATTATCGAACGGCGATGCTGTTTGCTTTGCCGTTGTATTACTCGACTTAAGTGCGTGGTATAGGATTGTGTAGAAGTATATGTTTGTGAAGTCAATGGACTCTTCGTCTCCATAATGCATTCTTTCTTTTCCAAAGTAACCATGAAGATTCATCTGTCCCAAGCCAATAGCACGCGACTTCTTATTGCCTTCAGCAATAGACATGACAGAGTCAATATAGCTGAGGTCAGCTACAGAAGTTAGTGCTTTGATTGCGACATCTACGCTCTTGCCAAAGTCTGGAGATTCCATCATCTTGGCAATGTTTAGTGAACCAAGGTTACAGCTAATGTCTTTACCAATTGTATCATAACTTAGGTCATTGTTATACGTAGTAGGAGTATTAACCTGTAGGATTTCAGAGCAGAGGTTTGACATGTTGATGCGGCCCTCGATGGGGTTTACATTATTAACAGTGTCTTCATAAACAATGTACGGATACCCCGACTCAAACTGCAGCTCAGCAATTGTCTGGAATAGCTCACGTGCACTAATCTTCTTTTTACGAATTGCAGGATTATCTACCATCTCGCCATACTTTTCTGTAATAGAGATGTCTGACATTGGAACCCCGTATACTCTCTCAACGTCGTATGGAGAGAACAGGTACATGTCATCATTTGCTTTTGCAAGCTCAAGAGTGATATCTGGGACCACGACACCTAGACTAAGAGTCTTGATTCTGATCTTCTCGTCCGCATTCTCTCGCTTGGTGTCTAGGAACCTCATGATGTCTGGGTGGTGAGCGTTTAGGTAGACGGCTCCAGCTCCCTGACGAGCTCCTAGCTGGTTTGCATAGGAGAAGCTGTCCTCCAAAAGCTTCATCACAGGGATGATGCCTGAAGACTGATTTTCAATCTTCTTGATTGGTGCACCGTACTCACGAAGGTTTGTAAGGTTTAGTGCCACGCCACCGCCACGCTTAGAAAGCTGCAGGGAAGAGTTGATGCCGCGTGAGATTGACTCCATGTTGTCTTCGATGCGTAGCAGGAAGCAGGAGACAAACTCACCGCGTTGCTTCTTTCCAGCATTAAGGAAGGTTGGCGTTGCTGGCTGGAAGCGTCCACTAATAATCTCTTCGACAAGCTCAAGTGCCAGCTTCTTGTCTCCCCTAGCCAGCATTAGTGCATTCATGCAGACTCTATCTTCGAACCTCTCAAGGTAGCGTTGTCCGTCGAAAGTCTTTAGTGCATACGAAGTGTAGAACTTGAACGCACCCAAGAATGTTGGGAACCTAAACTTCTGCTCATATGCCTGCTTAAATAAATCTTTAACAAACTCAGGGCTGTACTGATCTAGAACTGCCTTGTCATAATATTCTTCTTCAATTAAATACTCAATCTTTTCCTCAAGGCTGTGGAAGAACACAGTATTCTGGTTTACATGATCTAGGAAGTATGCCTTTGCCGCTTCTCTGTCTTTGTCAAATTGAATTTTGCCATCTGCTCCATAAAGGTTGAGCATTGCATTTAGCTCATGGTAGCTATACTTCTTGTCCATATAGTAGGTTCAGCCTTTCTTTTACTTTGTCTACGTCTTCGTTGGTACCAAATACTTCTACTCTTGCGATCAACGGTACCCCTGTCTTTTCACAAATAAGTTCTGCAGCCTTGCAGTAATGTTCACCAAAATTGGTATTGCCAAGACCGACTACTCCACGGAGCAGCTCTCGGTTCTGTTTGACATTTAAGAAATGTCGTACTTGTCGGGGGATCGCTGTTCTAGCTTCGCCACCACCGTAAGTAGGTACAAAAAGAACAAACTCCCGATCAACTGCAACGACATTATCACTCCTAGTATCGATAGGAATACGATAACCACGGTTTCCATCTAGTCTCTCCACAAATCTCTTAGTATTTCCCGAATAATTTGAGAAGTATACAATGTCAATAGGTATCAATTGTACACTCCTTTTTTACTACATCTGCTGTTTACCCTGAAAAAACACACAATATTTTGTGCTAAATTAAACCAAACTGGTCCAAGTAGCTCCGAACATCGTCTGTCATTTCCTTGGGTCTATAGTTTATCACATTGTCTGGTAGGTCCGCAACATTAACCTTCGGCCTGTCCCTGAAGGTATGAATCTCTACTTCTTGATTGCGGTTCCTGGGAGTGTGAGAAATCGCACCAAACACAGCACCACAGACAGCGTCTGCTAGGTCCTTAGACTTTTTGCGTGGGTGGTCGACCTTGTTGTTATTCATAATCTTTAGCTCTGTCAATTCTTCGAACAAAAGATCGATAGAAGGCATTACTAGACGCTCTTCATAAATTAGCATTGCCATGTCTTCATAGTGTTTCTTAGCTACGGAAACAGTTTCGGTTCTCATACCCACGGCCTTAAGCTCATTCTGAATATCGAATGACTGCCAGCGGTCAAAGGATACCATTCCGATATCAAGACCGAGCCTCCTAAGGTTCTGGATCCACTGCTTAACCTCAGACAGGTCGACTGGTCCCTCGATCTTCGGTTCCCACCATGCCACGGCATCTACTACAACAAAGGGAACTACCTGCTCATAGTCTTTCACTACCTGAATATTGACCCACTTCTCAACGTGAGCAATTGCAACAGCACACTTGTCATGTTTTTGTGCAAGGTCAGCGTGGACGTAGTATCTTTTATCTGGGTCTGGCTTAAAGGACTCGTCAAATCTTTTAAAGTTGTCTACTGGATTGCGACCAGTCATACATGCAGAAACTTTTTCTCTTTGTTTAAAGAAAGCATCCGAAGCATACTTTGGGACACAGAGAAAACGCATCATAGCATCGCCCATGTCAGTATAGAATGCTAGCTTAAAGTCTTCAATAGACCTTGTAGGGTTTACTTCCCACGTGGGACGCTTTAGTGCAAACACATTTGGGTATTTGTATGACACAATTTGTTCTTCGTCCCATTCGATCTCTAAAGAATTACCATCTGCATCTTCTGGCAGATCTGGATTAATAATAAACTTATGATTACGAGTTACAATATCTTTCTCTAAGATGCAGTCCTCATACTTAGTTGAAATAAAGTCTCCTGGATAACGCGGAAAGGACAAGAGCACTACCTTTCCCAGGTCTGGGAATCGAGAGTCTACAGTACCGCGGAAGGCCTTGTATATATTATCTGCTGTCTTGCCTTGCTCATTGCCGCTACCTGTTTCGCTAGCAAAACCAGAAATCTCATCTAGTACAGCTACTAAAAGGTTAAGTCCCTCATGTGACTCACGCTCTGAGTGACCAGAGTAAACAGTAATAGATTTATCAAAGTCAATGGAGTCCATTTTTGCATAGTACTTGCCAGCAAACCATGGGGACCTTTCGATCTTGCTCTTGAAACCCTTAAAGAAAACGTTCTTGGCCTGCTGTGCGTTGATGGCAATGTTAATAATATCAATAGCATCGCCAGATGGCTTACCAAAATACTTAGCTGGGTCCTTAAGGCATAGCAGCTTATATACGATATATGATACTGCTACAGTTGAGGTAAAGTCTTTACCACTACCCTTGCCAAGCTGAAGAATAATTTCATTCTTAGTATACTTACGGAAGTATTCCTTGCCTTTCTTTTCCCCCATGAGGGCCATCAGATCTTTTTCTTTATATATCTGGCTCATGGCCCTGACGATATCATACTGTATGTCAGACAGGGGTGGCTGGCCAAGGTAGTCTTCGCCCTCTACGAAGGTTTTAGCATCTACTGGCTCTTCCTCGAATGGGCTATCTGTTAGTGCCTCTAAAAAATCATCAAACATTGTGTACTATAGTAACCGTTTCATTTAGTTTCTGCGAAGCTTCTGAAAGCCTAGACATAATCTTATCACGAATCTCAGGGTGCTCTGTTGCAATGTCCTTAAGAATAACCATAAGAATTTCTTGCCTACGCTCAATCTCTAGCATTTCTTCTGCCAGCTCTTTGTTCTCTAGCAAGCCAGCTTTTTGCAGCATCTCAATACGCTTAGACTCTAGATCCATGACCAGCTTGATACCGCCAGACTTGCTGCGAAGGTCTGCAGTAGTGGTGGCCTCATCGATTACCTCGTAGGCTTTTGATATCAGTCTGCTGTAGTGTTCGTCTGCAGCTGCAAGAGCTTCCTTAGCACGGGCACGAATAACAGTATTATCTGCAGCCATGGCCTGCCACTCTTTAATCATAGAGGTCACCTTGGTGCGGGGAATATCTAGCTCTTTAGAAATCTTAGTTGGGTCACTGCCCTTTAGGTATTCTCCAACAACCTTATTAACAGTGTCTAAGTGCTGAACTACCTGATCCTCAGGATTGGTTGACACGCTTTGCTCGCTTTCCACGCTGTGGTACTCGCTTAATACGGTCTTCCTTAAAAGCTCGGAATTGCTGAGGCTTACCCCTAAAGATTTCATAGCAGTCTACCCATGTAGATCCAGTAATAGTATTAGTAGTTACACCACGAAACTGGAACTTAGTCCCATATTCGCCCTTAACCTTAACAATATCACCAGCGTTAATAGGAAAGCCATCTACCTCCATGTAGGGCTCCATAGTAAATGGGCTAGGCTTTACTGCTACCTTCTTGCGACGAGGCATCTTACTCCTTTGCGTGTGGCTTACTTTCGTTAAGCGTTGTACTTGTTACTCTATTATACAGGCTCTCGGTGTCA